TGTAGAAAACGTTAATGAAGATGCTAGTTCATTGTATTTAACGAGTACTCAAAAACTTCCTATTCTATTAGGAGATAAAAACAATAGAAATCCGTTATCTTGTTTTGCACCTGTTGAATCAGCGTTTGAACGTTCACAATTTATTGGTGTAGCAGATAGAATTATCTTAAAAGCAAAATCCGATGTTGTTGTTATAGATTCCCCAAAAGGTATTGTTTTAAATACAACTGGAGAAGTTAAAATAGGAAATGATGAAGCTAATATTAGTTTAGTGCACGGCGATGTATTGTTAACTATCTTACAAAAGATTTTAAATCAATTAGCACAGCCAGTTCAATGCGGCACTGCACAAGGTACATTTATCAATAGGTCTAATTTATCAGCAGCTCAGCGTGAATTACAAAATCTTTTAAATTCTAAATATTTTATAACCAAAGAAACATATTGATATGAGTTCTATTGTTCCACCATTAGATTTAATACCAACGTTGCCTGGCAAGACAGCGTCTGTTATAATGCAACAACTAGATATTCAAATGGATAATTTAGTTGATCAAGTTAGTACAACAGTTCAAGATTCTATAAAATTGCCTAGTAATATACAATGCAATGATCCTAGAATAGAAAAAATCAAAACAAATCTAAAACAAATACAAACTCAAATTACTGAGTTACAACAAAATTTACCTAAAATACAACAAACTATTGATAATGTTAAAACTGCAGTTCAAACGGCACAAACAATTAAAGCTATTATAACTGTAGCACAATTATCTAACCCAATCACTGCACCAGTATTTATAGCTCAAAATTTAATGGCTATACAAGATGCATTAATTGTTAATAGTTTAGGAGCATTGCAATCATTTTCAACAGTACCAACATCATTAACTTCAAAATTTCAAACTATTGTACCAGTTTTAGCACAATCAATTCAAAAACTAAATTCTGTTTGTAATTCAGATAATAGCGGAGATGGTATTGAAATCCCAAATTTTGATGGAGATATTGATTACAATGATTTAGTAGATACTGATTTTTATACAGAACAAAATGTTTCTGATAATGATTTACAGTTTAGATCAGATACTATACAACAATTGGTAGAACAACAACGAGACTTGATATCATCATTGCTTGAAGCACCTAGTCAAGTTTATAAAGAATCCGGATTGCCTTCCGACGATTTAGGTAAAGCCGGCGACTATTACGTAGACATTTCTACAAATAAAATATATGGGCCTAAAACATCAGTTTGGGGAACACCCGTAAACTAACATTTAGTATATTTATATATAAAATATTCATATGGATTCAAAAACACTTATAAAAGCACTAAAAGTAGCCGTACGTGAGGTTATAAAAGAAGAATTAACAGAAATTCTTCGAGAAGGTTTACAATCTACTATTACAGAGATAAATCAACCACAGACAAAACGACAAGCTCCGCCGCCGCCTATGCCAAAACGTAAGACAGTGCAATTCAATGAAAATAGATGGGCGTCTATTTTAAATGAAACTGATCCGCTTATTGAACAAGGGCCTTCGACAATAAATAGTTTTGCGGAATTAATGAACGAAGGTATGGATGATACTATTACAATGACATCACGTGATGCTCAAGGTTTTGGTGCAATGCGTCAAAATATGGCTGCTGCAATGGGATTAGCCCCACAAGCCCCATCTGTAATGGAAGATCCAGAAACTGGTAAAACATATGAAGTAGCACCAGAAGTGCAACAAGCTATGACTCGAGACTATTCTGCGTTAATGAAAGCAATGAATAAAAAGAAAGGTAACTAATGCCATATCAAATAGTAAATGTAGTAGCTGAAGCTTCATTAAACACTGCATTAGGAATTAATATTCCTTTTACGGGCCCGTTTGGAGTATTTAATTCTACATTTACAACAAATGATCAAGCATTAGCAAATTTAAAAAATCTTCTTTTAACATATAAAGGAGAGCGTATATATCAACCAAATTTTGGTACTGATTTGCCGAAATTATTATTCGAGCCGAATACGAAAGAATTAAAACCAATTGTATCTGAAGTAATTGCAGAGGCGGTAGAATATTGGCTACCTTATATTAATATAATTGACATCAGTACTGTAACTGCAGAAGATGATCCAAATTCACCACATGAATTAAAAATTACAATTACATTTTCAGTGGCTCCGCAACAAGGTGTTGCGTCTAGTAATACAACAAGTTATGATACAGAAAACAATTTGAGTCAATTAGTGTTAGCTGTAAATCAAAATCAATTATTGGTATTATAACATGGAAACAAAAAAAGATATATCATATTTAGGAAAAGATTTTAGTCAATTCAAACAAGGATTGATTGATTTTACTAAACAGTATTTTCCAACATCATACACTGATTTTACTGATGCTGCACCTGGAATGATATTTTTAGAATTAGCTGCATACGTAGGAGATGTATTATCATATTATGCAGATAATAATTTAAAAGAGTCAATGCTTGAACAAGCAACCGAACGTTCGAATATATATGATATTGCAAAAAGTTTAGGTTATAGTCCTAATAATGTTGTTCCTGCATATGTTACATTAGATGTATTTCAATTAGTCCCGGCTATTGGCACCGGAGTAAATGTAGCTCCCGATTACAATTATGCGTTATCAATTAAATCTGGGTTACGAGTAAAACAAAGCACTGGTAATTCGGTATTTAGGACGTTGGATAGCATTGAATTTAATTTTTCAAGTTCTGCAAATCCTACGGAAGTAACAATATATGAAACAGATTCTGCAACAAATTTACCAACATATTATCTTTTAAAGAAACAAGTTCGTGCAGTATCTGGAAATGTAAAAACATCAACTTTCACATTTGGAACACCAGTTGCATATGACAAAATAGTTTTACCTGATACTAATATTATTGAAATTATTTCAGTAACTGAATCAGATGGAGATAATTGGTATGAAGTTCCATATTTAGCTCAAGACACGGTATTTGAATCAGTTCCAAATTTATTAGAAAATGATCCGGATTTATCACAATATAGATCTGCGGCACCTAGTTTATTAAAACTAAGAAAATCTGCAAAACGATTTATAACTAGATTGCGAAGTGATAATAAAATAGAATTGCAATTTGGTGCAGGTATATCGGATAATAATGATGAAGAAGTTGTTCCAAATCCAGACAACGTCGGAAATGGATTAGCTGGGTTTCGTCGTTCAGTAGATGTTGATATTGATCCGTCAAATTTTTTATATACAAGAACATACGGACAAGCACCATCAAATACTACATTAACAGTAACATATACTATTGGTAATGGTATTTCTGACAATGTTCCGGCAAATGTATTAACTCAACTAGAATTTGTTGAATTCAATGATGATATTAATACTTCAAATAGTGCGCCATTGGTTAATTTTGTTAAATCAACGGTTGCAGTAAACAATGCAATTCCGGCAGTTGGTGCAAAGACTGCAGATACATTGCAAGATATTAAAAATAATGCATTAGCAAACTTTGCCACACAAAATCGCCTTGTAACACGCGAAGACTATATTATACGGTCTTACTCGATGCCGGCAAAATATGGTAGCGTTGCAAAGGCATATATTGTGCCTGATGATCAAATATCTCAAAAAGATTTAGAATCTAGAATTGCAAATCCATTAGCAATGAACATGTATGTTTTGGGTTATAATGATTTAAAACAATTAACAACATTGAATCAAGCAATCAAAGAAAATTTAAAAACATATTTGAATTTTTATAGAATTTTAACTGATGCTGTAAATATAAAAGATGCTTTTATCATTAATATAGGAGTTGACTTTGAAATTTCAGTATTGCCAAACTATAATAGTAATGAAGTTTTATTGCGTTGTGTTAATGAATTAAAATCATTATTCAATGTTGATAAATGGCAAATCAATCAACCGATTATTAAATCGGATATTAGTACAGCACTAGCAAATGTAAAAGGCGTTCAATCAGTAGTTGGTTTTGCATTGACTAATTTATATGATTCTGATCAAGGATATTCTGGAAATCTTTATGATTTAACTACTGCGACAAAAAATGGCGTAATTTATCCGTCATTAGATCCTAGTATTTTTGAAATTAAATTTCCGAACCGCGACATTAAAGGCCGCGTTGTAAATTATTAAAAGGTAAAACATGTTTAGAATATTTTATGCAGAAAAAGATACAACGTTATATGAATCATCGCCGGAATATAATACTGGTTTAGATGAAGTATTAGAAATTGGTAAACGTTTAGGTACTGATGGTGCTAATTTGTTAAAAGCTAGAAGTATTATCAAGTTTGATATGTCTGAAATTTCTGCATCATTAGCAACATATAATCAAAATGTAACTAATTGTAAATTCGTATTGCAAATGTTTACAACTGATGCTAAAAATTTACCATCTGATTATACAATTGCAGTAAAAATGTTAGGACAAGATTGGGTTAATGGTTTAGGAAATTTATCTGCATTAACTGATGATGGTGCTAGTTGGAATTTTCCACAAAGTGGGTCTAATTGGATATCAGGTAGTCAACAAATTGAAATTGGAACTAGCGATTTATATATCTCCGGTTCAGGTACTGGAGGTAATTATTTATATCATTCAGGATCTGGTACAGCTCCGCAACTTATTACATCTGAATCCTTTTCATATAGAACAACGGACCTCAATATTAACGTTACAAATCAAATACGAATTTGGATGAGTGGTAGTAATGCAAATGCAATTCCTAATTATGGATTCTTGATTCAATATTCAGATACAGATGAGGCTGATAATAATGTTAGGGGTTATGTAAGATTCTTTAGTAGAGATACACATACTATCTATGTTCCTAAACTAACTATGTATTGGGATAATAGTGCTTTTACAACGGGATCATTAACATCGGCTAACTTAGAGTCATATGTTGTTTATACCAACGTTAAACCGGAGTATAAAGACACCGAAATTGCTAAAGTTAGAATTTATAGTAGAGACAAATATCCACAAAAATCTCCTACAAATTTATTTCCAATTCAAACAGTTAAATATCTTCCAACAACTACTTATTATGCGGTCTTCGATGCTCAAACAGATGAGACCATAATTCCATATGATAATATTTATAATAAAGTTAGTTGCGATAGTACTAGTAATTTTATTTACATTGACATGAACGGTTTTATGCCGGAACGATATTATCGTTTAGAATTTAAAATTGTAGATGGATTTACAGAACAGTATGTTAGCGACAAAATTTATTTTAAAGTAGTTAGATAATGGCAAAACAAATTCAATCAGTTGGTAATAGCAATACTATTCCTAGTAAATTGTTCGATGCAGTAGCAGGTCAACAACAAGCTAAATACTATAAAGAAGGATTGGATTATATTTCAAATGATACCAACATTATTCCTAGGGATGAAGTTGGAAATATTGTTTTAAATGAAGATGCTCAAAATAATCCAACATTGGTAATTGCTGCAGTTACAGAGCAAATATCTACAAAATCTGTATTACGAGTTATTGACAGTAGATTTCAATATTTTAAGTTTCCTGTGCAATTGGCACAAGGAGATAATATTAATATCAATACTAATTTTAATATCGATATTGACACGATTACTACGGAATTAAAACTACCTATAGAAGTAGATGATGCAAATCAACCTATAGATTTAATTAAAATCAATACATCATATGAAAGTACTTGGCTTTATGGCGAAGAAAATGGCATTGTATCAATTGGATTTAAACAATTACCGTTTGTTGGAAATTTACAGTCTGTGCCAAATTCTTATGTATTATCTAAAGACATTATTGACATATTAATAAGAAGAAATCAAACATTAAAATTTACAATACAAACACAATACTTAACTCGAGATGGCAATCGTACCGGTGTTAATCTTCGATTGAATCGCAGTAACGCAAAAACATTTAGACAATTTAATCCAGTTATCATTTATAGTGAAGCAAATACATCAGGTGATGTGGGATCTAGTACTAATCCATATGGGTTTGCATCATCTGGATTTCCTGTATTATTTATGGAATATTTTGTAGATGCAACTGATTTAGCAGATGGCGATACGTATTTTTTAGAAGCAGTCGGCGGCAATCCTGTTTGGATTTTAGCTGCAAATTCATATTGGTTAATTGAGCCAATAGCTATTCCTACAAATGCATCACTTTGGGGAGCATCTCCAAATAACGTGCAAGGCAACGGTGGAATATATGATTTATATGCAGATAATGTATTATATACTAATGACTATACAACAATAGCAAAAAGAACTTTAGGTACTAATTATGAATTAGTATTAGAAAATGGTGCAGTTATAACAAATAATGATCCGGTAGTTATTGAAGATTTATCGCCATTTGGTTTCCCGGGGGAAATTGATGGAGAAACAAGAATTTTATCGCCAGGAGGCGTTACTCAAATACCATATACTTGGAATGAATCACAAAATCGTTGGATACAAACATAATGTTAACACAGTATAAAAATATTGAACAAATTAATTCTGCTACTAAAGCAGTTACTGGCCAACGAATTGATAAAACTAAAACAGAATTTTTTAGTTATGATAAAGATACTCGTGTTGTACCAGTTCCGATTCTAACAACACAAAATTCTGCTACAAAAATTGAATTGCATGTATATTCTGGAGATTCGTGGATTACTGGAAATCATGATATTCAATTACAACAGAAAACTAAAAGCTTTGTAAATAAATTAACTAAAGCTCCATTACGGTCTGTAAGTAATGCATTATCTATAAATTTATATAGTGAATTTTCTAAATTAAAATTAACATCTGGAAATTTTAGAATTGCTGTTAATTTCTTTAGAAATATTATAGGTAATTATAACGAACAATATTTACGAATTGATGAAATATCTCCAGATCGTACAGAAATACGTTTAAGAGCTATTGATGACGAGAATCCATTATTTCTTCAACAATTAATAAATTACATTGAAACAGTTAAACCTGTTGATACACAATTTTATAAAACATATATTTTAAATTTCAGTAGAA